TCTTCCAAATAATCCAGTATCTGCCATTTTTTATTTTTTATAATAACCAAGAAATATCTTCCTGGTTATTTGAATAAGGGTTATCTATTTTATAAGGGTTTTTAAATGCACCATTATTAGAATAACCACCTGAGTAGGTAGTAGTGTTATTGCTAATATTATTTAATATACTTTTGGTCATGTCCATTCCCTGTTGTCTTAATTTAAATGCTGTGTCTCTTAAATAGCAGCCTATAGAAAAAGATAGAACTAAATCATCATTATATCCTGTTTGAGCTTCTGCTCTACCATTTCTCCATATAAATACTTTCATTTCTTCTAATAGTCGTACAGATCGGAATGTAACTCCTCTATCTCGCACAGCTTCTTGGAATTTTCCAATTGCTATTGGCCTAGTGTTTGAGGCCATTGTAAATCCAGGAGTCATTTTACTATAGTCCATATATGGGTCAAAAAAATTATCCACAGACATATTATTACCTTTTGGTGAATGATACAAATTTTGATAACCTCTATCAAGAATAGTTTGAATAGTTGACCATCCTATACTAGAATTTTCAGGTGCAAGTAAAGCATTATTATATTCTGTTGCTATACCAACTAATAAATTACCAAAATCTTTTGTTCCCATTTGACCTTTATATTCAGCAACTTGGGTAAAAGTTTCAACATCAAAAACATGAAATGCAGAATAATCTTTTCCATCACCTCGAGCAACATCCGCTACAACTAAATAATCTCTAGAATAATCTACAGGTTCCCATACCCATAAATTTTGGTCAATACCTCGTTTTTCTAGAGGTTCTTTAACACATTCATTTTCATAATAATCTATATTTTCAGCATAAAATACAGTATCACCAGAGGTAGAAAAATCACAATCACACTCTTGTGCTGCCATTCTTATTCCTAGATCTGCATCTTGTTGGTCTCTCCAGGATTGATCTCTTTCAGGGTGTACTTGCCAAGGTAATCGAATAGGTAAAAAACTATTATCTCCTAACTCAGCAGATACCCAGGTTTTATGAAACCAATTACCAGTACCATAAGGTGTAGATAATGCAATACAACCTCCTCCAGTTGCTAATGTTTGTTGAGCTGAGGCCCATATTTCGCCTATATTGTTAATGAAGGCAGCCTCATCAATTATTAGTAAAGAAACTGCTTCTGATCGACCAGCATCTGAACTTGCTGAAGTGGCTTTTATTTGGGAACCATTATTTAATCGAAGTGTTAATTTATTGTCTTCAGAGGGTTTTTGTTGTTCTTTAAGCCAAGAAGGTAAACTATCATACATGAACTTTACCTTAGTAACCATGTTTTTAGCTGTTTCTTGTTTTGTTGCTATGCAAAGTATATTTTTATCTTGATGAAATAACATTGTCCATAAAGAATAACCAGCAGATAAAGTAGATATTCCTAATTGTCTAGATTTTAAAACTATTGAATATTGATTTTCTTGGAATAAAGTTAATACTTTTTCTTGAAAAGGATATAAATTAAATTGAATTCTACCTCGTTTAGGATGTTGTATATAACAATACTTACGCATAAAATAAGCAGGTGATGCCGCACACCTAATATATTCTTCACGTATTCTATTTTTAAGATCTTGACTCATTTTATTATTATTATTGTAAATAGAGCAACTAATGTAGCAGTAAATCCTGCTCCTAACCATTTAAGGCCTTTTTTAAGTCTGTTATTAGATTTTTGAAGATTAATTACATCTTTTTTTAAACCATCAATTATTTGAGATTGTTGGTTACCTATTTCAATATAATTTTGAATTTGGATGATATGATTAGCATCTTTTTTTATGAAGTCTTGTATGATGCTATCTTGTCTTAAAATTTTTTGATCTAAACTATATATTAATTCACTAGTTTTTTTAAGTTCAGCTAGGGCTGAGTCTCCTTTAATTAAATCAGTTGCTATTATTTGAGCAATTTTATAGTCAAAACAAATTTTATTGGTATCTTTCTGTGAAAAAGTTATCGAGCTCAGTAGGAGTATAGGAAGTAATATCTTTAATTTTTTTAGCATAATATTTTCTTACTTTTACTATTTCTTCGTTTGTGCTATCAATTTCTTTGTTTAAAATGTTAATTTCAAGTTGTTGAGCAAATATAGATCGGTCTAATTCAAATTGCTCGTCTTCTAACTTGGTTATGACATTCTTTAAACTATCTATCTTTTGCTTTTGTTTAGTATAATCACCTACTTGTGTAGGAGTTACTTTCACAAATATAAAATATAGTAAAAATGTAAGGGAAACTACACCAATTAATATATGCCATAACTTTAATTTAACTTCCCTATTCATAAGAAAAACTTTTTATAGTTGTTTTTCTAATTCTTCTAATTCTATTTCTAATTCTTTTTTCATTTTAGTTAAATCCTTAAGTTGATTTCTTAAATTTTCTTTTTCTTTTCCTTCAGCTTTTGAGAATTTTTTAGCTAAATCTTTCATATCTGTGGTAATTTTAATTATTTCATCTTTTAAATCAGATAAACTATCCCCACTAGAGTCAAAAACTGATGTTTCTGGTTTAGGGGTAGTTTTAGGTTCAGAAGAGGTTGTTTTTTCTTTAGTAACTTTAGGTTCAGAAGAGATTGTTTTTTCTTTAGTAACTTTAGGTTCATCTGTTTTTACTTTTTTAGTTCTCTCTTTTCTAGATTTTTCTAAATAAGGAGTAAAATCTATTAACTCTTCACCTGTTTTAGTTTCAAACCTTTCATCTTCAGGTCTAGCTAAAAATTTACGAATTTCAGCGTTATTAAAAGTAGCAGTATCAACACCTAAATCTTTACTAATTTGACCAGTATCTACTACTCCTTCATCATCTAATTTTGTTAGAAGAAGATTTAAAGCTTTACTTTTAGATATTTCTTTTTCTTTAAAATCATCTAAAGTTTTTCTAAATCCTTCTTGATCTATAACACTATATATAGGAATTTCATTTAATAAGTCTTCTTTTAAGGCATAAGAAATTTCTTCACGAATAATTTCAAGTAAACGAGTTTTTTTCATTTTATATATTTTTATTTATAAATATGTGGAAAATATTGTCTGTTTAATTTTTTGTATTCTTTTTTCAGTATTACCTTCTAAAGTTATAAATCTTTTATTTATATGATTGTATTTATGCAATAAATACATAATTTCTTTGTCTATTTCTTCTCTATATTTTATATCAGTTGTTCGGACACCATTATCTTCTATATCTACTCCTTTAGGTGAAACATAAAAAATATAGTCATAATTATATATTAAGTGTGATGCAGCTTGACAAAATGAATCTGCTATATAATAAGGTATAGATTTGGCTAAACGTGTAAATGCCATAACATCAATTACAGTTCTATCAGTTATAATATTTTTACTCATTAATTCAGCTGCTCGTTCAGCTAAAAACACGAATTGACCATTTATTGTTGAATCAGTATTTAAAGGAATCCCCAAATCACGTAAATATTTAGAACGTTCAGTTCTAAATTCATACTTTTCAAATTCAGGTAACTCTTTTAATGCATTAACTAATGTAGTTTTACCTACACTCATTGTTCCACAAAAACCTATTTTCATAAAAAATTATTTCTTACCATAATTAAAATTTCCTGTTTTAAGTTGTTGTAATATATTAAATTGTCTATCAGTAGCCAAATTATTTTGTCTTTTAATTGAATTTATTATTCCTTGAAGATATTCTCTTTGAGAGTAAGAATAATGATTCATATCTAATAATTGTTGATAATATTTAATATTTTTTATTTCATGTTTTTTTTCTGGGATTTCTTTAAGGTATTCTAAAAATTCAGTAATAATTTTTTTATGTTGGGGAGAAGTATTAATTGCTGTTTTAATTATTTCATGAAGACTTTCTTCTGTTTCATTTAAAGTATTAAGAGAATCTAAAACATCTTCAGCTGTGTCAGATTCATTTTCACCACCATAGTCTGATAAATCATTTAAATATAAAGTAGTTAATTCATTTAAATTATTTTTTGAGAGCTTCATATATATATTTTTTTATTTCAGTAAAAATTTCTTGTATCCTATTTAATTGTTTATTTAACCATTTTAATCTTTCTCCAAATCTTTTTCCAGCCATAGGAGTTTCTATATTAGATTGAGGTATATATTTTAATAAAGGTTTAATATATTCATTCCCAGCTAAAAATATAAATCTATCTTTTTCAAAATTTAAACCTTTTTGTCTCATTTCTCTAGAAGTTTCTTCTCCCCATTCTTCTTTTTCTTGTTTACTAAAGTCTTTTAAAGTTAAATCATAAGGTTTTAGTATTTTATTTAATGGAACTAAATGATGTTTAGCAGATAAAATAAACATTTTATCAGGTTTAAGACTTTTACCATATTCTAGTGTTTTTTCAAACATAGGGGAAGCTGAATATAATTCTTGGGCTGGGGCAGGGTGGGGGGTTTTTGATTTGGTACAACTTAATAATACTATATTAGCCATTGAAGATTTTTATTATAAATATTAATAAGTTTTTATTTCTTCGATAGCAGGATGTTTTAAAAGAATATTAATATGAATTCTAAAACAATTCATAAATATTTGTGTATAATTAGGATATTTATTTACTAATATAGGTAATAATTCTTCAAAATTAGCTTCATAATTTTTAGTAAAATGGGTGTGGGTGTATTTTTTCATATTTTTAAGTAAATATTTAATATTTGTATCATCCGAAGATTGTTTTAAGAAATAAAAATAATTAAAAAGATATATTAAATAAGGTTTAGATGATTCAAAATCTAAATTAGATAAAATTCCTTTAGCTATATTTATATTGGATTTATCTTTACTTATAATCATATTAAATATATTTTCAAAAATATCTTCATCTATTACTAAATCTTGATTTATAGTTTTATCTATATTAGAATCAAATATTAAATTAAGATTATATTGTTTTACAGTTTTATCTAAATTTAAAAAAAAGTCTACATGCTTATATGCTTTGGATTCCCCCCATCTTGGGGTTACAAGATAACAATTTATTATAGGATATTGTTTTATTATAGAAAAATTAGAATCTATTTTTAAAAATTTATCATACTTGCATAAATCTATAAAAAAATATTCTATATTCTTACGTAGGTTAGAAGAAATATAAGTAATAGGACATTTCTTAAATTTGTCAAATATAGGATTATTTAAAATTACATCAGCAGGAATCATATAATAATGATTAAAAGAATTACAATACGATTCTGTGATAAAATCATGGTTGATAATAAAAGTATTTAATTCAGATATTTTTCTAGTAAGTTTTATATTTAAATTATTTTCTTCTATATAATTTTTTAATTTATGAGAAGGATAATTTGATAAAGGAGTTAAATAAACTTTTTTATTATCCTCAAGTTTATTTTCTTTATTAGACTCATATAATTCTTTATATTTATCTATAATTTCTTGTGTTATATATCCATGTATATGATCCTTATAATAAAAAAAATGATCATATCCTTTACTAGGATCATTATAATCTCTATTTTTAGAATATATTTCTAATAATTGGCCTGTCATATTTATATTTATTTACTTAAAAATTTAATTAGTATTTTATCTAACATTAATAATTTAAATGCTGAGGTGTTTCCTTGATAGATTGATTTTACAATATGGTATTTTAAATCAACAGCAAATAATTCTTCATTTATTAAAAGTGATAAACGGTTTATAAAAGTTTTTTCAATTTTATAATTTTTACTATAATATAAACTATAATTAATAAGTCGAGTTGATATAATTGATGCTAAATCTGCTCTATAATCTTTATTTTTACCTATGATTCCTTTTAAAGTATTAAGAATGTACTCTTCACTTTCATGAGTTAATATAGTTTCAGGTGAAGGAATTTTATCTAATTTATTATGAATAAACATTGTAAACATTGTTGTAAATTCAGGTCCTACTGATCCTTCACCAATTAATTGAATTAAATATAAATTATCATCAAATGAAGTAATAGATGAAATTGAATTAAAAAATGTTGTTATACTTCTTGAATTTGTTTCTGTTGATATTAATTCTGGATGTTTTAATAAGAAGTTAATACATCTATTGTCTATTTCATTACTTTCAGCCCACTCACTCCAGCAATTAATATCAAATTTTAAATTAACTGAAATAAATCGTGTTTTTTGGGCGTTATCAATACTGTTAACTAAATATTCACCATTATCAGGATTTGAAGTAAGAATAATATGCCAATCTTTAGGTAAAGACCAACTAATATATTGTTGCCTATCAATTAACTCCATAACAGCTTGAATAAACCTAATATCAGCCCTATTCCAATCATCTAATAATAATATACCACCATTAGCTTTTCCACTTATCCATTCAGGTGGACAATAACTCATTCTATTTTTACCTGTAAATTTATATCCTTGTTTAGTGTATTCTTCAATAGCATGCTCATCAATCCATAAACAATCATCATCTGTTAAGCAAACTTCAAATTGTCGAATTGGAAATCCTACTAAATCACCTAATTCTTCAATTTGAGCTAAATTTAATTTAACAAAATTTAAATCTAATTCATTAGCTAATTGAATAATAGTTGATGTTTTACCAATTCCTGAATCACCTACTATTTCAACAGATACAGATGGTTTGTTATTTTGTTGTAAATAACGATTATTTGAAATAATATGTTTTAAGAAATTTTTTGTTTCATTAATATTCAATGAAACCTGAGTGGTTTGTTTTAGCATAACTTTTATTTTTAAAATTTAATTAAATATACGATTTTAATCTTAAGAAGCCAAATTAATTTTAATAGTAGAACCCCATCCATTATTTTTAACTTCTTCAACAGATGCTCCTTTAGAGCATAATACCATTAATGTTGGTTTAAATGTTTTTATAGTATTACCACCTATAAATCCATCAGTTAATATAATTAAATTAGTATATTGTTTATTTTTATTAAAATATTCTATAAATGGATTCATATTTGTTCCACCTCTACCTTGAACATATTCAGGAGTTTTACCTTTATATTCATATATATTCGTTATATCAGTATCTCCTTCAGCTATAGTAATACTAACACCTGATTTATGTATGTGGTGTATTTCATTAAAGAATTCAATTAAATCATTTTCACTAACTGAGTTTGAAGTGTCTATTCCAACTAAAATATTTTGTTTAGTTTTAATTTTTAATGCTGGGTTTTCTATGAATCGTTTGTTTAATTTTCGTCTGGTTTTTTTAGTGTAAATTTTAATTCCACTACTAAAAAATCGTCTAAAATAGGCTTTCCAATCATATGATGGAGGTGTAATTTCAAATAGACTGTTAATATAACCTTTTAATTCGCCAGGAATAAATCCTTGATTTCTATTAGATTCAGCTATATTTTTAATTTGATGATCGATTTGAGATTTAATAAGTTTTTTATCAGCTTCAGATAAATTTTCAAATTCTTCCCAAGTCATATGAAAATCATCTCCATCCATTAAATCATTTAAAGTTTTACTTAAATTTTGATCATAAGCTTGTTGAAGTAATTCGTAATACTTTTTTGTACCTGCTCTTAAAGGTAAATTTAATTCAGGAAATGTAGAAGGTAATAATATATCATCAACAGGATGATATTGAGAATCAATATATTGATTTATTTCAATATCCGCGGCTATATTATGTAGTTGATGATTGGGAAAATTATCTCTATCTAATAAATGATTAAAAGCAATATGAAGTAATTCATGTTTAAGCAAACCTATTTTTTTATTATCATTATCTAATGATTCCCAAAATTTAGGATTAATAGCTAGTTGATAATTAATATTTGATTTACTTACTCCCGCAGTGTCTAAATCAGTTCTAACTACTTTATTTAAAGTAGAAAGAAAAATACCATAAAATGATTCTTTAATAATTAATTGTTTTCCAATACGACTAACATCATCTAAAATATTTAACATAACTTTAATTTTTCTTTAAATATATAAAAAAAATTAAGCGAAGCCAAATTTATTTTCTAATAAATATTCAGCAACATAAATTGCTTGTGCACCTGATACTGTAATACCTCTTGCACTTAAAGCATCACCTACAAAATGTACGTTAGAATATTTAGTTAAACTAAGATTATTATAGTTAACTAATGGTTCAGGTGACAAATATTTTACTTCGGGCATATAAATTCCCCAATCATCACCTAATGTTGGGAACACAATTTGCATTTCTGTAATAAAATCTTCAATATATTGAGCATATTCTTCACCTAGAGCTTCAAACAATAGTTCCATATTATCAACTTGAACAGCTGATACTTCATTTCCTTCAGATGTAGTTGATGGTTTGCGGGAAGGGCTATAATAAGTACCAGTACCGTTTACTTGAAGTTTTTTAACTGCTTCTCTTG